ACACTCGGTAGCAACAATTGCACGCTTAAACAATGAAGCTAAAACACATCGTGAAGCCAAAGAAGCAGCTGAAAAAGCATTAAAAGCTTTTGAAGGAATCGAAGACCCTGCGGCAGCTAAAAAGGCATTACAAACAATCCAAAATCTCGACGATAAAAAGCTGGTGGATGCTGGTGAAGTTGAGAAAGTGAAAGCTGAAGCTATCAAGGCAGTTGAAGAAAAATATGCTCCGATTGTTGAGCAACGTGACGCACTAGAAGCCTCTTTACACAAAGAACTAATCGGCGGTGGTTTTGCTCGTTCTAAGTACATTCAAGACAACATTGCAGTACCTGTGGACATGGTTCAGGCAACCTTTGGCCATCACTTCAAAATCGAAGAAGGCAAGGTGGTTGCATACGATCCGAACGGCGAAAAGATTTATTCACGTGTCCGCCCGGGTGAACTTGCAAATGTTGATGAAGCTTTAGAGTCCTTGGTTGGTGGATACCAGCATAAAGACTTAATTCTTAAAGGTGGTAAAGGAACTGGTGGCGGTTTCCAAAGCGGGGGCAAAGGTGGAGCGCCTGCAGGAATGAAACGCAGTGAAATGTCTGTTTCTCAGAAAGCTGACTACATCAAAGAACATGGCAATGATGCCTTCCTAAAACTGCCGAACTAATCATTAAAAATTTGGAGATAAGTAGTTATGACTACAACAGTTAATTCAGACATGATCATCTACAATCAATTGGCTCAAACTGCTTATTTAGAGCGTTTGCAAGATAATTTGAATGTATTTAACCAAGCCTCTAATGGTGCAATTGTTTATCGCAATGAGATCATTGAAGGTGATTTCAATAAAGAAGCATTCTACAAAGTGGGCGGTAGCATCAAACATCGTGATGTGAATTCAACCGCCAAAGTAGTTCCAGAGAAAATTGGTTCTGGTGAATCTGTAGGTGTAAAAGTGCCATATAAATATGGTCCTTATGCTTCTACTGAAGAGGCATTCAAACGCCGTGCACGTACACCTGAAGAGTTTGCCATGATTCTTGGTTATGATTTAGCAGATGCATTGGTTGCTGGTCGTTTACAGTACAGTTTAGCCTCCTTAAAAGCAGCTATTTCTAGCAACCCGGATATGGTTGCCAAAGGCAGTATTGCTGTAGATGGGCGTAAAGCATTAACACGTGGTATGCGTAAGTTTGGCGATAAGTTTGGACGTATTAGTTTATGGGTAATGAACTCAGATACTTATTTCGATATTGTCGATGATGCAATCACTAATCAAATTTATGGCGAATCTGAAATCGTTATCTATGGTGGTTTACCGGGTACCTTAGGTAAGCCGGTATTGGTTACAGATGCCGTAGGTGATGATGATGCATTTGGTTTGCAAATGGGTGCAGTTACTGTTACAGAATCACAAGTACCAGGCTTCCGCGCGTATGACATCAATGATGAAGAAAACTTGGCAATCGGTATGCGTGCTGAGGGTACATTTAACCTAGATATTCTTGGTTATAGCTGGGATACATCAAAAGGTGAAAACCCTGACCTTACTTTACTTGGTTCAAGTGCCAACTGGAAAAAACATGCTACTAGCAACAAAATGACAGCAGGCACATTGCTTGATCTATCTGGCACAACAACAACTGGTTAACTCATAAACATCTCACTATAAGAGGGCTATTAAGCCATCTTTTTACATTTAAGAGAAATGCATCATGAAGCTAATTTATACACGTATTGCTGCTGCAGCTGCGTTAGAGGTTGGAACTATTGCCAATCCTGATTATTACGAACATCCGAATCGAAGTGCTGAAGAAGTAATTATTTACGGTGATTACCCGAAAATCCAAAATGATTACCAAGCTCTGGATATTCCTGTTGAAGTTCGCAAATTGGAAGAGCCTGCAAAAACGACTTTGGCCACTGTAAATGTAGCGGTTGGAATTACTCCAGAGCTGCAAGAAGTTATTGATAAAACTAAAGCTGAGTGTGAAAAGGTTGTTGAGGAAAACGGACAACTTAAACAGAAAATCGAAATCTTGGAACAAGCTAGTGGTGATAGTTCGGAGTTAATTTCTGAAAACTCACGTTTAAAAGATGCTGTACTCCAAGCTGACAATGCTACTAAAGCGGCTGAAGAAAAGGTAGTAAGCATTCAAGCAGAGTTTGATGCTTTTAAAAACGATATTCCCGCAATGCAAGCACGTATTGTTGAATTGGAAGCTGGAAAATCGGCAGAAAACCCAGCTACAGAAACGGCAGCTAATGATTTTGAAAACTGGTCAAATGATCAATTAAAAGAGTATTTGGCTAGTAAAAATATTGGTTACAAGCCGTCAGCAACAAAAGCAGAACTTCTTAAATTAATCCCTAAGGAATAATGCAATGAGCTTTATTACTGTAGATGACGCAAATTCAATTTTGGGCAGCGATTTTGCACCAGACAGTGATAAAGCTCGTCTGGTTCAACTGGCAAATGTCTGGATGAAAAACAGAATAGGTTTTGTACCAGATCCTATTGACCCACTTCTTAAGGATGCAGCTTGTGAAATTATCAAAGGAATTCTGGCCAAGGTAATTTATAACGGCAAAGATCAGCAGCTGAAGCGCAAGAAAGTTAAAGCTGATTCTGTTGAGTCAGAAAAAGAATATCAAGACGGATCTGAAGCAATTTCTAGCTTTGAACAGATAGCAATTGATTTTATTGACTCACTTGATTTGAAAGATCCAAATGCAAGTTTTAATGGCTTTGGCATACCTCTTTACAGGGCATGATATGGGCTTACGTGACGAAATTCAGGCAGACATTGCTGAAGCATTTAATGATGATTTAGCAGATGCCGTTCATACCTTTACATGTGAGCGGATCTCAAAAACTAATTGGGATCCTAAAACTGAAACTTCTATTGAGGTTAAAGAAAACTATTCTGGTCGTGGTGTTCTGTTTGGCTCTTACAGTCAATATGAGATCCAAACACTTGGAGTATTGGCAACGGATAAGAAGGCGACCGTGCTTCAAAATGAAGTAACTATGACTCCAAAAATTGATGATGAGTGGGAAACTGTCCTAGGTTCATTTAGAGTTATTAATATTCAGCAAGATCCTGCCAGTACAATCTGGAAATGTCAGCTTCGAAAAGTGTAGGGGCTAAAATGGTTAATCCTGATTATGTTCCTGAATGGTATATCTCGCCTTTTCAACATGTGCAGTACACGCTTGCTCGAAATCAACTGCATATGGATTTGCTATTTGAGGACATGAATAAGGTCGATCAATTCTTGTCTATTGAAGGGGCTGCAGCTCAGGTTGATTTCTATTCCGAAGGTGCATATGCAGTTGTTCAGCTTGGTGATACTTCAGAAAGAAATCAGATTGAAGTGTATGGATTGCTTTTACATGAAGCTGTTCATGTCTGGCAAAAGATTAAAAAGCTCATGGGTGAACGAGAACCGAGCTCTGAGTTTGAAGCTTATTCAATTCAGGCGATCGCTCAGGATCTCTTTAAGATGTATGAGGAAAGCGAGGTTAAAAGTCATGGGGTGGAAGGGGAAAAAGCCGACTAGTTTTAGTCTTGATGTGTCTAAAGCAGCAGAAGCACATGTAAAGAATATTGTCATGGATACCGTGCAATCCTTAGTTAATTTAAGTCCTGTTGATACTGGAGCATACCGTGCTTCACATATTGTTTCGATTGGATCTGCTGATTTCGGCGTGCGTGAACCTGAAACAAACCCAATTCAAGATGCAGCAATTCAAGCTGTAAAGATTAAATTGGGCAATTTGGTTTATATCCAGAACAATAAAGCTTATGCACCCCGCTTAGAAAACGGCTGGTCTGATCAAGCACCACAAGGTATTTATGGCCTCACGTTTAACTTTATTTCTCAAAAGTACGGTGGTTAAGATGGCAATGACTTTAGAGCAAACAAGGCAAGCTATTATTGATCGTATGCAAAGCTTTACTGGTATTGCGCAGGACAGAATACAGTATCCAAATGCTCCAGGCTTTAATGTACCTAAAGATGGTGTTTGGTGCCGCTTAACGATTGCAGGTGGTCCCAGTTTTAATTCTGGCATTGCAGATAAGCCATGTACTCGCCGTACCGGTAATATCATGATTCAATGCTTTGCACGTCCCAATTCAGGAATAATTGAAATCACAAAATTGAGTGATGCATTACTTGCTCATTTTGAATATTTCACAATCGAACACTTAGAATGTTTGAATGGCCAATCTATTTATGCGGGTAAAGATGCTGATTTCATTCAGTATAATGTGAGCATTGGGTACAAGGTGAATTGATATGTCATGTATGCTGACTTTAGAAGAAATCGAAATTAAACGGCAAGAACTGGAACGGCATCTTGAAGATGTTATGTCTGTTGAGTTGAGCAAATGGCAATCTGAAAACAAGCTATGTGTTTCTGATGTGAATATACGCTTGGCTAATGTTGTTAGTCTCGGAGGGCCTAAACATAACGTTGTTACTGGAGTAAGTGTCGATTTAGATAATGAGCTTTGAGTTCAAGAAAAAGCTACTGCAAGGCGATTATTTTTAATGACCTCAGCATATTATCATTTGTGATTACATTCTGTTACAGTAATGGAAATTTATAACAAATGGTAAAACATGAAAAAATCAACTTTAGGCTGGGGTGCCGCAGGATTAGTAGCTTTAGGGATTTTTGGTTCAGGCAATGATAACTCTCCAAAACAAACTTCAGACTCAGAAAATGCGCAGAGTGCAGTAGAGGAAGTTATCGAATCAAAATATATCAACACTAATTCTTTAAATATTAGAGATAAACCAAACGGTCAAGTAGTAGGAAAGTTAGGACGTGGGGAAAAAGTTGATATTTATGAGATGAAAGGAAACTGGGCACGTATTTCCTTAAATTCCTCATCACCTCAGTGGTTATCAACAAAGCTATTATGTGAAACGGATGGCTGTTTTAAACAAAAGTCTCGATCAACCACGTCAAATAATTATCAGGCCTTAAAATCTCATCCTCATCATTCTGAAAGAAAACAGAAAAAAACCTACTACGATAGTGATTGTTCATGTGCTGTGGTGGATTATTGCGTGGGTCCTAGAGGTGGGCACTACTGTATTACGAGTGGAGGAAACAAGAGATATAAACCTAGATATTAATTAATTTGAATTATGAGACCTCCATTTTGAGAGGTACTTTATGTCTTAATCACTACCACCTCATCGGTGGTTTTTTTATGTCTATAGGAATCACTTATGAGCAATTTTGTATTTAAGCGTGGTGACACTTTCAACTTAAATCTTCAGCTAGTTGATATGGATGAAGCCCTGCAATATCCACCAGATGATGTGCGCCGTGCAATTGATCTTACAGGTTATACCTTCACTTCACAGGTTAAAGCTCTGGCTGATGGTGCTACTGTGGCCACATTAACTTGTACTGCATTAAGCCAAAGCACACAGAAAGGGTGGCTGAACATTAAATCTAGTGCAAGCACTGCAACTTGGCCTTTAGGGCTGTGTCAGATGGATATTAAAGCTGTAGTTAGTGGCACTACACAGCACACTGAAACTTTGACTTTCCAAGTGATTGACGGAGTAACAGCATAATGGCAAATCTTGTTTTTAAATTTAGTTGGGATCATCGGCCATTCCCATATAACGCCTCACAGGGCAAGCGGCAGTTTATGTTGCCATTTGCGTCAGGTATTCCCAATCTGGCACCCAACTTTTCTCAAGTAGTTGGTACTGCAGCTATCTCTCAAGGTGGAACGGGGGCAACTACAGCGGCTGGGGCACGAGCTAACCTAGGCGCAGCTGCAAGTGGGGTAAATAGTGATATTAGTGAGCTTAAGGGACTTACAACCCCTTTATCAATTTCTCAGGGAGGATTAGGAGCTGATAATGCACAGACAGCTAGAATGAATTTGGGGTTAGGAACTGCTGCTGTACTAGCGTCAACAACAAGTCAATATGATCCTACGCCGGGACGAGCACTAAGAGTCGGTGATTGGGGGATAGGGGCTGAAGGTTCTCGTGTATCTGATATGGTTGCTCCTCTTAATAATGGTTTTTTTCGAACAGATGACACTTTAACAAATGATACTGGTAATAGTATTGGTCCTTATGGTTTCTTTTTACACTGTACCCGACGCTCAATGGGTTTATATACAAATGGAAGTCATTCATTTCAGCTTGGGAAAGCTGCCTCACATTCTGCCCTGAAGTATCGATTTAATAATAGTGGTACTTGGTCTAATTGGTTTAATTTATTGACTGCACAAAATACTACAACTGATGGAAATGGTTTTATTAAAGCCGCTTCACCAGTCGTTAAGCTTTTCCAAAGTCATATTGAGCTAAATAACGATGCTGCCAAGCAACCGATCACTTTTGACAAATTAGGCACTGGTGACTATCTGATTAAGGGCTCTTTAGGCTTTGCACAGGAAGGTTGGTATATCGAAGTACCTAAGGATGCCAACGGTAATACGGTAGTAGCAGTTGAATATTCAACCTTAGAAAATGGTGATCTTTCTATTAAAACTTATAAACGTAAGTTTGAT